AGTTTTTCTACTTCCATTTATGTCAATATCCCATACAGTACCATTTTCAAATTTTATAATGATACTGTTGAGATATTCGACTGGGAAAAAGTCCATGTCTACTTCGTTGAGTATTTCTTCCCAATCCTCGTCAGAAATACGCTTTACTTTATGATTCTTCGACAATAGTAGGTTTAGCTTTCTTTTTTATTGGAACAAGTTCGTCTGCCTGCTCTCTTAGTCTTTTAGCTTCTTTAAACATAGAATCTGCCTGACTTCTCAAAGAAGCAGCTAAGTCTTCATCGGTTAAGACACTATTTGTAGGTGCACTATTTACAACCGCAGTTGTTTCTTTAACAGGAGATGTGTTGTTGGGATCCTGTTGCGGTGTGTTAGGTCCTTTTAACGAAAGATCCTCTAACGAAACTCCTCGCTGGTTAGCAATTATTTGATTCAATTCATCTAATCCAACAGTTGTATGCAGGTCAGGAATCATTTCAATTTCATTTGTTGCAATCTTAAATAGTTTACCAGTTCCGTGAAACCCAGCAAGCATGTTGCGTCCGTCGACTAGATATGTTCGTGCCATTGCTTCTGCAAGTTCATACGCTGCCTGTCCTGCTTCGCTTTCAACACACCTAATCAAACTAGCATGTTCGTCAGCATTCAACGAATCGGTAAAAATTACCAACGCATTGAATGGATCATTTGGCAAAGTTCTATAAGCAACTATTGCTCTTCTTTTGCTCTTTTTTAAACGTCCTACGTGTTTAAGCGCCGGCATCTGTAGTTTCTCCTTTGCTAGGAGTTTCTTTTGCAGCAGCAGCTTGTGCTTGTGCAATTTTTTGCTGTTCTTCTACTGTTTTTAGAAAAAGATCAAGTTTGCTGTACACAGTACCTACTACAGCCATTTCGGCTGGCTTAAAAGCATTACGTTCACTTGCAAGATCAATAATTGCTTTCATTGCAGCCAAATCTTGAATGTTTAGATCCTGTGAATTTGTTGCAGTTTTTTCTTCGGCCATAATTTATTCTCCTTTGTATATTATATATGTTGAAGTGATTATTTGTATTTTAAAAGTGGACAAGCCAACATAAAATAGCTCATGTCTCCGGGATTTTCAAATCCTACTTTTATTTTGTTTTTAAATTGCGAATCGTCGTCAACCAGTTCTACAGTTTGCCCAATGTAGTATCTACCCGATATGTTGTCGTATATCCAATCGTTGAGGGCTTTGAGCAAGTTGTAAGAAAACGTAACAGATATTGTTTCGAAATACGGAGGGCAAAATTCTGCCCTCCGTATATCCAGTACATTTAAAGGATTTATTTTACCTTTACGTATCACGCAGTTTTCTCGTAGTGTGCTGTTATGCCAAACGGGCCTTCGAGACTCTTATCGTGATTTTGGTGAATAATGAAGATTGTATCACAATACTCCGGATCACCCCAACTGTTCCATGCATACCCGTCTGTGAACATAATAAACTTCTTTGGCTGAATGCTGTGACTCTTCATGTATGTCCAGTTACACATGAAATCAGTACCGCCACCGCCCTTGAGTTTGTACTCAGTTAGATCTTCACCACAGTCGGCACTGAAATCTTGTTCATTATAGACTTTAGTATCAAAGCACCACAATTTAATTTGGTAATCTTTGTATTCGTCCATAATGCCTTTGATCTCACCAAGGAAGTCAGAAGCCTGATCGTTGCCAATAGATCCGCTCATATCCAGTGCAATACAGATGTCAATGGTTTCGGCAAAGTTCATGCCGGGCAATACAACACCAGTATGCCACCCTTTGCGGTTAGGACGACTAAACGTGTAATCGCTACGGATAGTGCTTTGGATCTGTTGACGCAGCAATTGACGCCAATCCATTTTAGGCTCGGTGATTTCTTTAATCATGCGAGCAATTTCACCAGGCAAGTTGCCTGCACCAGCAGCACTGGCCGCTTGCAGCATAGCTTCTTTGATCTCGTCTTTGATTTGATCAAGTTCTGCTTTGCTGTAACGCGGACGACCGTTTCCTTCGCCGTCTTCGGTGCCATCACCTTCTAGATCAAGATGCTCGTCTAGCATTTCACCGAGTTGTTTTACAAACTCTTCGCCGTTTTTCTTTGCCTGCTTAAATAGTTCGTCGTAAACTTCTTCCGAAGTCCACTTATCATATTTGAAGTCTTGGTAACAATCTACTACCTTGGGCTTAGTACCAATACGATCACGAACAAGAAGGTTGTTTACAATATAGTCGGCTGCAATGTTATACAGCATAGGATCGCGATCATCTCGACGACCTAGGTGATCGTACACCATGTGCAGAATCTCGTGTGCAATAACAAACTCAACTTCTTTGTTATTCATTGCATTGAAAAATTGCGTGTTAAAAAACAAGTTTCTACCGTCTACGGCAGCAGTCATCAGCCATTCATCGGCTGCTTGAATACGCAAACGAGTAGCCATGTTACCAAAGAACGGATGACGCAGCAACAGACCGATACGAGCAACAACGATACGATCGTAAACTTCTTTACGCATATTTTCCAGTTGCTCGGGCGTGATGTTAGGATCAGGCTGCCAGTTTTTTAGTTTGCTTTGAGTTTTTTTAGTAGACATAGTTTACCTCATTGTTCCGTTTATGATGTAATATAACATTATTTACATTACAAGTCAACCGCTTGAATAAAAAATGGGCAAATTTTTCAATTTGCCCATCTTCTACCATATTACGCCGCTTGTGCAGCCTTAATATACTTACCGTAACGTTCGTGGAATTCATCAAAACATTCAGTTGCATCCGGATCAATCGGAAGCGAATATTGAGTCAATGCAAGTTTGATACCCATAACAACAAGTTCAGTATCAAAGTTATCCATTGCAAAACGCAAGAAGTAGTTGACTTTCTCATCAAACTTCTTATCGTTTTTATCCGCAGCTTCTTTCAGCTCGTAGCAAAGAGAAACAGTCAAGGAATACATGGCACTGATTTCTTTAGTTTTCATCTCTTTGACTTTGCCGGCAAGAATTTCAACCGGGTCGGGCATACTAGAAGCAACTTTACGGTGAGCCATAAACTTGACAGCAAGTCCTTCACCAACTGCACCTGCTACCAGGTCAGTGGTTGTGCTTTCGTCAAGATCATCTTCGAGCAGTTCACTTACGAACGACCACGAACGCGGTGTTGCAAACGAACGGCTAGGAGATTTAGGATCAAAGTCGTACAGGTCTCTTTTAGCAAAGTTAAGAAAACCCACAACGTCTTTGTGAACTCGGTTAGTAACTGCCCACTCAAACCAGTCATCAAAAGAAACAGCAAGTTCCAAGTGAATGAAACGGTTTGCCAACGGAGCAGGCATACGATACGTAACACCTTTATCTGCTTCGCGGTTACCAGCAGCAACAATCATAACGTTGTCGGGCAAACGATATTGACCGACACGACGGTTAAGAATCAGCTGATATGCAGCGGCTTGCACAGCAGGTGCAGCACTGTTCATTTCGTCAAGGAAAAGAACAATGTTATCATACTTAGCAGCCAGTTCGTCGTCGGGCAGTTCGGCAGGAGCACCCCACACCATTTTGCCGCTGTTGGTGTCAAAATACGGAATACCTTTGATATCGGTAGGTTCCCACAACGACAAACGAACGTCGATCAGCAAGCTATTCTTAAACGAGTTAGTAATCTGAGCAACAATGTCAGACTTACCAATACCAGGAGGGCCCCACATAAAAACAGGGCGTTTCTTGCGCATTGCATGACGCAAGCTATTCTTTGCTTTGTTCGGAGTAACAGTACGTGCTTCAGACATTGTATATTCCTTTCTGTGATTTCAGTGCCTATGCTTTACATTAGCAGTAGATCACAGTGTTGTCAAGAATAAATTTGCAGTCGATGAATATTTTATTTACGTCGACGATGTTTTCTGTGTTGGTAACACTAGACTGAGATCTAGCTCGTTCATCCACAAGTAATCTTTTTCATACAGATCGCATACTGTGTTCATAATATATTGTTGTACGTTAGACTCTAAATTGTAAAAAACTTCTTTAAATTCTGGTTGGTGTTGTTTTCGACTAATTTGTAGATATATGTCAATGTTTTCCATTAACACAAAGTGATTGTTATGGTTGAGATTTTCATACTCAAAATACCCTATATGTTGGGGTATAGTATGTCCATCTTCGTACATGATTTTTTCAAATTCTGTAAAAAATAGTCTTGCATCTCCTACTTCCCAATTTTTAACATCTATATTAGAATAATAGTCGTGCAAAGGGTTTGCAGAACCGTCTTCGTTTCCTTGTATAATAAATGAAGTAAACCAACTAAGCCATCGTTGCAATGGATCTCTAACTATTCTAGTAACTTTCATACTAGCTAGTTTATCAGCATTTTTGTAACTAAACAACAATCTCCAGTCGGATATTCCAGATGCTGCAATTGCTCTTAGATGATTGGTGCCGCAACGTTGCAGAGCCCAAATTACTTCGTTTCTTTGTTGACTTACTATTAGATCCATGATATGTGTTTACTCTTGATTGCTTCGGTTTAATGCTTTTGCAATTCCATATTTTCTAACATCGCCTGAAAACAGCGTTAGCTCAACTGCTTTGCGTTCATTGGTGACAACTATACCTTTTTTTGTTAAGTAATAAGGACAATCGATAAATTTGTCTAAGAAAAGAATGACTTGGGTGGTTAGTGTCATGTCTAGTGGAAACGGAATATCATACGTTGCTAACCCAATTTCACAAATAGTTTCATAACCTTTATCTGTTAACCGTAGTCCGGTATGACTATTTGATCGTGTGTTCTGCCACCATAGTGGCATGTATTCCGAGACTGTTTGGTCGTTTATTGTTTTGCCCAATTCTTTTAAAAAAAGTTTTGTATATGTTTCTTTCAAATTGGCTCACCTGAGGTTAGCTTATACACTTCGAACTCTTTACATTTAAAAGTAGTATTAAGTTTTTTTGCTAAGTTGTGTGCGTGTCCGGGGTTAGAAAAACTTGTTTTTTTATATTTAGGTCCTGGATAGTTTGTTAACGAATTTGAACTCTTTAAATTAAAAGGTTTTCCTTTATAAAATACTGCCCAAATTGCTTCAGACGATAATACTTGTTCTGTTTTGTATGTTCTAGGATTTGTATAATCTAACAGTATTGTTGGTTTAGGTCGACTCATATTACGCTCCATTAAATGCGTATATATTTATCATCGTAAACCCGGTTACTACCAGCGAGATCCTGCATCCATGTTGATATTTATAACTTCGTTTTCAGATGATAACGCTTCTTTTACGTATTTTTCCAAGTCTCCTTCGAGACGAGACATTACCATTCCTAACGTATATGCTAGTGTTTTTGCACGATCTATAGGAATACGTATCTCTGGAGAGTTACTTGCATCTGCTTGTTTAACTTGTTGTAAATATTGTATGATTGATAATGTGTTAAGTGGTTCGATTGACATTGTGCAATGCAGCTTTCATTTCTAATTCTGTCTTAAAAGGCCCAACGTATTCATTACGTTCAATTGTAATAAGTTTTGGACAAAAACTTTTAAGCCAGTTAACATTAAATTTAACTAGATAGTATCCTGCACAATATACGCTTTTTGACTTTTCGCTTTTTGTAAACAAAGGAAGTTTTCGGCTAATATCATACATGCTGTTGAACGGCTCGGACCTAGTCGGATAGTCGTGTACATTAAATTCTTTATCTTTATTCACTGGAGTTGTAATTTTAGCAGTTAAAAAGTTCTTTCCAAACTTTTTTAGCAACTCTGACTTGTCAGTGTAAAAACTAATTTCACCTTTACCTGAAAATATATAGTTGTCATTGTCTTTGGCTAAGGTACCAATCTTGGTATCGCCTTCGTTGATTATCCAAAACTTATCTTTTAAAACAGGGGTTGCAACAAAACTCTTTTTTATCATAGCTTATCCTACATACTTAGCAGACAGTGGTTCTGCAAACGATTGTGCTTGATCGGCAACTCGTTGCAAATCCCATTTGGAACAAAACTTAATCAATCTCATGCCTACTTGTGTAACATTCTTAGGTTCAACTGAGTTGATTGTGTTGTCAATATCTGCTCTAACATGCTCTGGTTGAGCAGTTAAATCACACAGTGTTACATTGCGTGTATAGTCATCGATAACACGATGCTCAACGCCATTGTGATCAGTCCAGCGTTGCAACATAAGGTTATTCCAAGCAAATCCTTTGGATTGTTTGTCAGCAAATGCTTCAGTCAATCCAACCTTATTCTTTGTGCCTTTT